CATATATATATATTATGCGGAAAATACAACAAATAGTATCGGTAACCATTGCCAATTATTTTGGAAAGCTTATGTATATATATATATATATATATATAATTATATATATAAGGGCGCCTTGGGGCGCCCTATTATATATCTCTCTTACTATATATATACTGGCGCAAGCCAGAAAATGCCTGTTTTCTTAAAATCTTCCAAAGATTTTTAAATTACAAGCCGCGCGGCGCGTCAAATAGCGCCGCAAGTCCCTGTTTAAATTCAGAAAATGCAGTAAGTATCTTCGATAACAGACTGCTCTGCTTCCACAAGAGTTTCTGGGTTGCTTCCATAGCCATATGGTACCTCGCGCAAGTTAATACGTTCTTTGATATCAAAGCTGTCAATATGATCGTCGTCTAACAAGTCAAATATATCGTCGTAACTATCAATGTAAATAGACTGCTTCGTATTAATTCCGCCCTTGGCATCTTTCCACGCGTACTGCGTGATAGCCTGTGCCAGAATCGGCACCATGTACGTAGCGAATGACCCGCGCGCCGGATCCCACTCGGGGGCGCGTTCCAGCCCCGCCGTAACCGCCTCCTGCACTAGATCCTCGTCGTCTACGAAAAGGCGATGCGGGAGTTTCCTCCCGCGCCGCAGATTGCCAAGAACGAATTTAGACAGCCTCAGTATGTCGTTGATATCTTTAGACATTACAGCGCCCCTACTTTGCGAAGTTTAGCAATCGTCGTGCTAATTTCGTCGTTCATGCGGTCAATGTAACTCTTGTGCGGAATTGACGTAGATACGGAATCTGCGCCGTAACGTTTTGTCAACGCCCGCTCAATGTGCAGTTGATGCCCCGTATCGTAATCGTCGTAATAGTCGTCGTCGGTTACGTTGCCGCGCTTTGCCGCCCAATGCTCCCATGGCACGGGATCGGCCTGCCCCGCCGGAATGACCACAGGCTCGCCGCCCACGACCGTCGCCTCGGGCCAGTGCCGCGCCACGGCGGCGGCTACGTTGGCACTGTAACCCGCGCCAACTGGCTCGTCGTCGTCGCGGTAAATAGTAGAACTAGCCGTCTTGTAATAGCGATTATACAAGTTTTCGATACGCGCGGGTAGACTGTAGGTGTTGCTGTACCAGACGCCATCGTGCCACTGTCCCATATCTTCGTTAAGAATGGTAAACGTAAGATCGGATTCGTGCATAATCAGCATTTTGTTGCCATAGCCAATGTCGCGCTGTACTTCCTCCCAAAAGTCTGACTTGCCGTGATCGGGCGCTAGAGTTAGCACGTCATCAGCATAAACGGCCGTATCTGACTTCAGGTCAGTAGACCACTTAGTTGTATACAAAATGCCATTGTGCATCATATGACCGTTTAGCGTATCGTCTTCACCGTAAAACGCAAACGGATGCACGTTATTAGTCGATACCTTGCCGTGCGTAGCCATACGATAATGAACACCGTATTCGACGCCGTTAGCTTCCAGTTCGCGTATATATCGCAGCGACTTTTTAGCCTGTGACTTGCCAAGAAACTTACGGATACCTTCGGCGGACATTACGCCGATCCCGTCCGGGTTATGACTATTCGACGTGTAATGTACGTCAACTGGCAATGCCAGACCGGATTTTACGTAAGCAATAAGACACATTATTAGAACTCCTCCGATTCATCGTTATAGCGAGACGGCGGCAAAGCCGACTTTTCTTTGATAAACTTCACAAGATTAGGATAAGCCGATTCATGCTTAGACAGCCAAGCAAGGAAATCAGTATATCCCAGCTTTGCCGGGTCCGCTACCTTGGAGAAGTTAATGAGAGCGTGACAAAACTCCACGTTCTTGATAACTCGCTCAGGCCGCAGATTGCCGCGAAAGATACGAAACTCGATAGTCTTGTGCATCACATTAACGGCCTCGTATCGATTTTCGGAAACTCGACGACCATCCGACAGCTTTTTCTTTGACTTCTGGCAATACGTGTTATTGCCGCGCTGCGCAATCATCTCGACAAATTCTTTATTGTTATCGTCGTTGATGAATACGAGAATCTTGCCGATCATAAGCGCAGTTAACGCCTTGCGATTAACGTGAACATGAATACCGCAGGATCGCGTACCCTTGCCAGACTTGGCAATACCTTCTACCTTCTTAAGAACCTCGGCCCACCGCATCCCGGTCGCATCGGTCGCCTGATGCCACGCAAGCGTGCCGGGCACCGTGACCAATTCCGCGCCATAGTTCAGGCTACCGTCGCTCTTTAAAATGTAGCGATCCGTAGACGGCCCACCAAGCAATCGCGCCATTTTGCGCTGATTTTCGTATCCGTTGATTGCTTCCATTTCTAATTCGACGCCAAAGCAAAGCGCCCGCTTGGACAGCCCACTCGGCCAGCCGCAAATGTCTATAACATCCGTGCTATATCCCAGAATAGGCGAGCGTTCGTCGTCTTCATAGTCATCGTCGCTAACAACATCATCGTACGACGCGCAATAGTCAAGATAAGCCCGACCGCTTACAAACCATAAATCTCCATACCGTTGATTCGGCGGCGCCCTGTAACAAAACCGCTCGACAAGCTCCCGCGGATAATATTGCCATTCGCCGTACAGAGTGTTTTGACGATCCCCGTAAATAGGCACATACGAAATATTCGCAATACGACCGTCCCAGAATATATCAAAAGCGCGAAGATAGCGGTATCTAGGCTGAATACAATCGTCGCAAACGTGAATGTAATTGCCGTCGCACCATGCGTTAGCTGGAATACGCGACCAGCCGCGATTTTCGGGCAATTTAATAGTACGCGAACAATGCGGACAGTTTTCGTTTGTTGCAGCGCGAAGTATGCTAATGCGCGACAATGAATTGCTACCAAAACAAGTATTATCAGACGGCATTTTTAAAATCTCCCATACGTGCTACGGTTGACGCAAGCCGACCCGGTTGCGCCGATTGCTTAAGGATCATCTGCTCAATCCGCGTAATAAGAACCCGAGTAACATCACACGATTCCGGATCCTCCGGGTACGCCAGTCCCAGTTCCCGCAGGGCAGCCCGTGCAAGCGCGGGAGCACTCGCCACGGACGCGAATCCAGTTCGATTGTGCCCTCGAATGACCCGCGCCATGTTTAACGCGGCAGTCGTCGTTGACAATGTTTTACAAATAGACACGCTATACCTCTTTCTTAAGTTATTGCTAGTAGTTAAACAGTCGCCATGAAACATTTATTTGCCATACGGCCGGGGCGGCCCCCAGACGCATGAGAATAAATGCTTTTAAAAAAAGGCGCAAGCGGAGTTTGCGGCTCCGCCTGCGCATAACATAATCTTATTATTCTAATACGTATCACTGTAGTATTTTTGTAGATCGCGCATTGACACGACCCGATAGCGCGCCGGGCGCTTTAATATCGTGCGCATAAACGAGGACATTTCCCATGCGGCAGTCTGCGCCTCATGGCGCGTCGCGTACGTTTGAATCTGTGTGGCATTGCTGCCGTCACTGGTCCGCACAATGCCAGTCGGCAGCCATCTGCCGTTCGGCTGCTCTGTAGATTCTTCAATTGCGTATAACGGGCGCATAGCGATCGCCCCCGTTAAAACTTGCGCAGGCTGCGCGCTGCCCATCGCAACGTCACAATCGCGGCTAATAGGAAACCGGCTATAAAACCGGCAATAAATGCCTGATCGAGTGTATCCATTAGGCAACCTCCCCGGTTAATGCGGACTGCGCTACCGCTCCGCCGTTAGGCGGCCGGGTTGGATTAGGCGCGCTAGGACGCACGCCAAGCCCGCCAGAACCGCTGTCATCGTGTGAGCCGGGCAGGATGCGACCAAGCGCCAGTGCCGCCGCCGTGGCTCGTATGCCCTCCGGCCACGCATCATCCATGGCGACCAATTCCGCCTGCCGTGAGTTATTAACCGGCACGTAGGCCAGCACTTTAGACGGTGCGGATAGCGACCGGGTTACAAAGGACTGAACCGCCTGAGACCCAATGCCGTACACAGCTATGGCCGTAGACTCGCCAGCGTAGAAAAGCCGGACCATATCATCGGGCAGGCATTTAACAATAATGCCGTGCTGCTCCGTCTCAACTATAAACGTGTTTTTAAATAACATATTAACCTCGTTTGCCAATTGTCGATTAACAGGCTCATCAGGGCAGGCATTACCTGCCGACAAAGCGGGGCATTAAAGCCCCGCCTCGTTTCGCCATCTTATGCGGCTACCTTCATACGCTCGCAAATATCAGTGAACGCCTTAGACTTCACAGTTGCGCCCTTACCAAAGGCTGCACTGTAGGCCCGTGCGAGCCCCGTGCCGTCCTTGTCGGTGTCGCGGGTAGCGGCTACATGGTCTACCCAATACGTCACCGCATTATAGGCACCCCATGCCGTGCCAGCCCGCGCCGAAGCCCCCGGACCTGCTACGTAGGCGTCTAAAAGCGCCGTTAGCTGATTACGGGTGCGCGCCTTAATCAGCGGGTTGCCGTTAGCGTCCTCTTTCACAAGGTCATCCGGGTTAAACCCGAGAAGCCCGGCGAAATAGGCGGTTACTTCATCCTCGCTAATCTTTGCCTCTAGCAAAGCGTTACAAACGCGAACCCGGTCAGTCAGCGTGCCCTCCGCTGCTTCCAGCACGGCGCGAATATCCGCACTGTTAAAATTGCTGCGGTGCGGTACGCGAACCAATTTGCCCGCAGACTTGGCGGCATACTGCGCCGCGCTATCCGTATTCTGACAAACCACTACAATCTGCCCGACGCTAACCGTCGTGGCGCGCGTGCCGTCAAACCCGGTAGCGAAGTTAAGGACCGTATCAATCTTGTCTGCGCCAATGGTAAGCCGGTAGGCGTCACCCAACATAGCCGACGCACACACAACCCGGCCGCCCTTGTAGGCCAGTGCCGTAGCAAAGGACAGATGGTTATCCCGCAGGGCGCTATCCCAGCCAGCCAGCAACTGCCCCGCCGACACATTCTTAAAGTCCGGCGAGACGATGCCCATCACTGCGCCGTTATCTGCCCGGACGTTAGCGCGGTAGTCATCAACCGGCACATACTCGCCAGCAGCATTACGTGTGAAAAGAGGGGCCAGTTCGACGCCGAAGTCAATTTGTGCTTTGCGGCAGATGTCTGCCGTCGTGTCGGTCGGCTCAATCGTGCCGATTTTCATACCGTGGCGCAGCCACCACGGATCGGGCGTATCAGCAGACTTAGCAAACGCGTAGACGCCGTTCTCGTTCGTATCAGCAATAAGACCCATGATAATTACCTCATACATATGAATAGGTTAGTGCAATGTGGAATGTACGGGCGGCACACAGGCCAGCAATACACTCCCTCTTGCACTATCCACGGCAGCCTAAGCGCTACACGGGTTCATGCCCTCCGCTACGGTCGCCCCCGGGTATGAGCCGGTATCTCGCGTAGCCCGCCTATTCACCTATTTATAAAGCGCCGGTTAGGGTCTCGTTCCCTCTGAGCGCCTACGCGGCCCGTGCCGCGCGTCTTACCTTTTTCCATCAAGCCCCAGTATCGCGCGCGAATGTTTCAGCCGTATTAAATATATATGAATTTATTATTACAGACGAACGGCAATTCCAGAACGGAACATTTAATCGTGTGTGGATATACATGCCGCTGTAAGCCCCGGAGAAGCCGCAGGAGCGGCGCAACGTCTACCCCTAGCCTAGGTATCACCCCGCTTTTATCCACAGGTTATTAACAACAATATCCACAGGCTAGCGTGTGTGTGCTGTCAATAGATAACACCGCAGCTTAATGCAATCTTAATGATTGCAATGTGTTGTTAATAAACCACACATATGTGTATAATGATCACAGATATAATAATCACGATAGTTAATACACGTGTATTAATACGTGCAATGCAATGCCTGTTAATCCATACGTGAACAACAATTCGTATGTGCGTGCGCTAGTGGTGTGGTCCACCACCACACCCTCCCACATTACACTTTTATTACAACACTATGTAATCTGTAACAATCTTGTAACAATTGCATTGTAATATTACAATTCGATTACATGATACGAATCAATCACATATGCAAATGCAAATGCGAATCATTCTTATTCCTATTGGGCATAATGTAGTTACTACACTTGACATAGCCGGGTACCCCCGGTGCGCGCGACGGCGTTGGCGTGGTGCCCAATTCCCTCACAAAAAATAAAATACCGTTTTCAAATGACGGGTAACAGGCACCTGTTTACGCCACGGATCCGTCGCCAAGGCGACGTTCTGACGTTTACCTGTAAATTTTTAAAATATTTATAGATGCGCCCAATGGCGCATATCATATCTGTAATGTAATGTCAAACATTAAGTTTTCATTAATTTTTGAAAGATTTTTAAAATCTGGCATATTTTTACAAGTTTCAGTATATACTATGTAAGAGAGATAAGAGTAGGAGTGAAGACATAGGATATGTCTGAACGACTACTCTGATGCGGTAATAACTAATAGGCCCCGTAAGGGGCCATAGTGTGTAAGAGAAAGAGCGTCGGGTTCAGCCGACGCAAAGAATAAGAGAGCGCGGCGGCAAGCCGCGCTATAAGAGAGATATATTCTTAACGCAGCGCAAACATCGCGCTGCTTGCGCAAACCTTAACCGAGGGTATTTTGCAGATGGCTAAACTTCCCAGAGAAATCCCCAAGTCTAACCCAGCCTTTGAGGGTAATGTATCTGGGGTAGCGTCTAACCGTAGTTCACAGACTCCATCCCTTCCGGATAGGATGACTGACCATTATCAGTTTGACGATATTATTCAGGCGGTAGCACCGCCTATTGACCCCAATATTTCGGGTGATACCCAGACTGAGGATACGTATACGTGGCTGGCCGGTACGATGACCGGCTGGCGCGAGAACGACGACTACCGGCGCTACTTTGAGCGTAGCGAAGCCATGGAGCCGCTTATTTGCGATTACGATTGCAACGACGGCGACTACGACGATAACGGCGGTATCCCGACGGCAATTGGTCAGCCGTACGGTCTGCATACGCCATATGCCAGCGAAACGGACGATCCCAAGACGGCCGAGCCGGGTTTTAACGTCCAGTCGGCCATGCGGAGAATTTAAATGAGCGGATACAGCGCCCCGCCGGGGCATTACAGCCCGGACACAATTCCAGACGAAATTCATAACCTGACAAGCGAATCGGTGACAAAGCACCAGCCCAAAAAGGATTCGCATGAGCAGGCCCGGGCCATTGCGCGGCACGAACTGTCGCGGCATTACGGCCCCAGCACGGACGACGAAGGTCATGTAGGCCAGCACCAGAACGACGTTGTTGCGCTGCGTAACGCGCATCCGCACCAGTCGCACACGGTCAATTACGTTGATGACGGCGGCCCGCGCAAGGACAGCTACATGACGCACGGCTTTCAGGCCGTGCATATTACGCATCACAAGCGGGACAAGGGCGCGGAGCATCACCCGCCTAAGGGGCTTATGGTTCACGGTGCCGTGGACCATGAGCGGGATACCCAGACGATTTATGGGTAAGGCGTATACTCCTACGGAGGCGTCGGCATCTACGTCGTCGCCTATTGCAAAGGGTATGCCGGGCGGAAATACGATGACGCACGGCCCGACGGCCCCGGTACACGGCGGTCTTCGCAACCCGGCGGCGCTACACACGCCCGGAGCCGGGCGACAGGCAATTAACTCGTATGGATCGTCCGTATCGGTTCATACGGTTCACATGGCTTAACAACGGCGGTACATTATGGCAATTTTTGATCTTGGCACGGCGCTTCTTGATCTTGAGGGTTCGTTTGTTCGTGAAGGCGAAAAAGTCGTTACGCTTGGTTTGGCGCTTAAGCGCGCCGTTCTTAGCGACGTAGACGAACTTGGCAATGCGCTTAAAGCGGACGCCAAGCTGGCGCGATACGAACTATTTCTTAAGCTGAAGCGCGCCGAGACTGAGGTTGTCGATTGGACTGCCGAAGAAATTGCGGCGCTTAAGTCTGCCGTTACCGTATTCCCGACTCTGGTAATGGGCCAGATTCGTGATCTTTTGAAAATTTAAATTTTAATAAAAGGATTTACACATGGCTATTGGTACTCTTGTAGGCGCTCAGGTTCAGGATACGACCACGACGACTGGTACGGGCGCTATTACGCTTTCTAATACTGTTGCTGCTACGGCGCCAGCCAATACGACGACGTTTGCTTCGCAGTTTGCTCCGACGGGCGTTTACCCGGTTGGTAACATTTTTTATGCTATTAGCGACGGTTCCAACATTGAGATTGGTCTTGGTACGCTTACCAGTGCTACCAACCTGACGCGCGATTACATTCTTGGTTCGTACACTGGCGGCAGCATTTCGCTGGCAACTGCCAATGTTAATGCTACGCACGTTAACTTTGCGGCGGGCACTAAGCAGGTTTACAGCAACACTACGCTGTTTGGTACAAGCGTTGCGTATTGGTCGCGTATTCCCGACGATAACGCGGCAAACATTTTTAACGCCACTATGTCGGGCACGTTTACGGCAACCATTAACGCCGGCTCGGCTACGGCAACGGGTACGGTTCGTTACAAGATTAGCAACGAAGGCATCGTAACGCTTCAGATTCCGGCAATTAGCGCCACGGCCAACGGCACGACGCTGACCATGACGGGTATTCCGGCTATCCTGTCCAACATGACGACGGAAGTTGTTCCGTGTCTTGTTACGGGCACCAGCACGGGCGGCGTGACGGTTCCGGGTCTTGTGTCTATTGCTGGCGGTGCCACGCCGACCAGCACGGGCACGGCGACGTTCTCGCAGTACACGTCGCTGACGACGGGCTATACTGCCACGTTTACTACGGCTGTTGTGAACGGCGTTCCGTCGCAGATCATCAGCTACCCGGCGTTCTAATAATGTCGCAGCGTATGTCGGATAACATGGCGCAGCCGATGGCCGCTGCGAATACCTCAACCAGCCCGCTGGGACACGGCGGGCGCGACGAGCACCTTAGCGCCAACGGCGTTGCCGCTCCGGTTATGGGGGGCGTGCAGATGACTCGGCACGCTCCCAATAACCAGCGCCATCTGCACGGCGGGCATCACAAAGGTAATATGTAATGGCAGTTCTTGCTGGTTTTACGCGCGGCGTAGGCCCCGTTGTTGCCAATGGCACGCCTCTTGCCGGTTTGCGCCTTGGCGCTGCTGCTAATATTACGACGGGCGCGGCGTCAGCCACTGTGACGCTTCCTGCGGATAGCAACGGCAATCCGTACAGCATTGTGCTTTTAACTCAGGTTGGTGGCGCGGCTTGGTGGAATTTTAATACGGCAGGCGATGCCGCTGTTAAAGCGGCGGCTAATACGTTTGCCATTAATAGTTCGTACACGCAGGCTATCGTTGTTCCTCCGGGCGCAACCAACATTTCGGCCATTCAGGACAGCGCTGGCGGCACGCTTAACATTGTCGGGCTTTACTAAATGGCGACACTGTACGTTTCAGAGTACAGTTCGCTAGGAACGGCAGCGCTAGACTATCGTATGCAGTCGGCGCTGGAACCGTCAATAGCCGAGCAGGCTATTACTATTTCGGCGTCGCCTACGCAAAGCGCGGCGTTTAATACGCAGACAAAATATATTCGTGTTCATACGGACAGCATTTGTTCTATTGCGTTTGGACAGAATCCTACGGCCGTTACAACGGCTAAACGATTTGCAGCTAATCAAACCGAGTATTTTGGCGTGATACCCGGACAAGGGTATAAATTGTCCGTTATTGCCAATGTTTAATTTAGGTAGACGCAAGCTTGCTCACCTAAAAAACCATGTTTGGGTGTGGCTTAAAGATAATCGCGCAGCGGTTATTGACCATATTAAAACAGATGGCAAATGCGGCGTCAGGCCGGTTGACCTTAAAACTGGCAAATTTTATCCTAATTTAAATACAAATTGGTCTATTGAAGACCGCATGAAGTATCCGGAAGAATACGCGCTTACTCGCTCCCAGTTTGTTCCGTTTACTGATATAGAATTAAAACATTATATTTATTAATGGCGGCGCAAAATGGACTTAGATCCTAATATTTTAACTGTGCCGCCCGCTCAACAGCCAAATGCTTTTACAGCCGGCGCAGCGCTGCCGTGGCAAGGATTGGGGTTTACTTGCTATTTGTTTGCTAATGTAGGCGACGCTATTCCCTTACATTCGCACCCAGTAGGTCAAAATCATACGGTTGACGTTAAACGCGGAACAATTATTTACAGAACTGTTAACGCCGACGGCTCAAACACTGACGTTACGTATTCGGCCCCATACAGGTTTTTAGTAGACCCGCTGGTTGAGCACAGTATTATAGCTCTTAGTTCGCCGGAAAATTCTTCTGGTACGGATATTAACGATTGGTCAACCTTGTCTGCCGTGGTTATTAATGACAGGCAAGTAGGCAAGACTCCAATGTTAATTGCAGAATATTTGCAATCTCTTAACGCCACCGCTACAACGGTCCTGCAAACCATGCAAGGCATTCAAGCGCTAACTACGGCGTCTGCCTAATATGGCAAATTATTATTGGGGCGACGGCGCTCCTACTACGACAGTAGACGGCAACTGGGACAATAAAAATAACTGGTATATAGTACCTGCTAGCCAAACTGGATGTGGTTGCGTTGTGGCCGGTACTAAAGCCCCGCAACCTCCCGGCCAAAACGATACTGTTTATTTGATAGGCCCAAGTGATATTACAAATGGGCCATCGTTGGCTGGCAGCGGATATACGACGTTTACTGGCACAATTCAGTGGATTAGCGCGGCTGCCGGTTCTACAGTTACGCCGGCAAATTTAAACGCAGCCAATTTGACGTGTACCGGGCTTGTAACAATCAATCCAATTACAAACTCGTCCAATAATGCTTGCGGAATATTAAAAGGTACGTTTTCTAACGTATTAATGAAATCCGCCGCTACTGCTACGTCCAGCACAACTATTCCGCGAGTTGGCGGAACCGCGCAATTTACTGGTACGTTTACCAGACAAAGCAATGTAACCGGCGGCATTTACATAAACATTATTAACGGCGGCACGTACGCGCCGTCTGGTGTGTTAACATTAACTGGCGGCGTACTTACTGGAACGCTCCCAACAGATCCGGGATTTGCTTTAGGTAATGGCACTTTTAGTCTTGCCAACATTACAGTTAGCGGCGGCGGCCCGTCAAATCCTATTGTAGCACATATGTCATTTTAACGCGGAGAGTTTGTGAGTAACGACGTTGTAACAACTCAGCCCGTAGCAATTCGCACAAAAGACGGAAAGTTTCTTCCCGGCAAAAGCGGCAATCCGCACGGGCGTCCTCCGACTAAACGCGACAAAATCAACGCTATTCAGCAACGGCTGGAACTGGCAATTAGGCGTAATCTTGACCCTCGCACAGTTTCCAAAATTGTGCAGGCAACGGCACAGGATGCGCTTGACGCGGAAGATTCAAAAACCAAGACAGCAGCGCGTAAATTGATTTTTGAATATTGCATTGCAAAGCCGTCTAACGCTGAAGACAAGCAAGAACGTACGGAAAACAAGATTTCTATTGTAATTGAAAACGCTACGGTACAGGCTATTCCTGTTGTAGACGCAACCTTTAAGGAAGTAACTAATGGCTAACGGTATGGACACGCCGATGAAGAATCTCAGCGGCACGTTTGATATTTCGCGTTATATTGGCAACCCCGGTTCTGCGGCTGATCGTCAGTTTGCTAGCTCTGGCGGCGTTGGTTATAACGACTCGGTTAACATTGCGGATAAGGCTGGCACGAACGCCCCGGAACTTTACATGGTTCCTGATTTTCAGGGCATGAGCGGTCAGGGCGCTAATCAGAGCACCAACCGTCCGCGCGGCAGCACCTAATACGTTATGCCTAGCACAACCGAACGGCAGGCGCACTTTATGGCGGCTGTGGCGCACGGTTGGCAGCCGCCCGGCAGACACGTTGACGTTAATGTAGCAAAAGAATTCCATAGCGCCGACAAGGCGCAAGGCAAATGGGAACATAAACCGTCTGCTACGAGCCGACAATCTTCAGATCACATGAACAAATATAAAGGAAATTTATAATGGCATTTAACCAGCGTCAGAGCGCCGAGATTGCTCCTCTGACTGAAATTAGCTACGCGACGGTTAACCCCGGCGCTATTACCAGCGGCTCCAAGTATCAGGGTACGGTAACGGCGACTCTGGGTTCTGCCACGTCGGGTATTGCCGCGTCAACGGTGCTTGGCGACCTTATTTTTCCGCTTGTTCCGGCGGCTGCCGGTGCGGCTGCCGGTCTAATTATTACGGCGGTTCCTACGGCTACGCCGGGCACTATTTCCGTGCAGATTTACAATGCGGGTGCCGGTACGGTTACGCTGAACAGCGCTGTTTGGGCGTTTAACAGCCAGCGCTACCCGGCCAACTTTTTCTAATCTGCCATGCCAGATCCTGTAGAAAAGCCTACGTATATGGAAGCGGTCAAAGACCGCATTGCAGAGCTTGCCAGTAACATGACAGGCGGAATGATCGGTGACACGCTTAAAAAGATGAAACAGCATCATGCGGACGTAGACGCCGCAGGCGGTCCCGGTTCTAACGAAAATACTGCTTCTACGACGGGCCGTACCGGCCAATCGACCGACTCGTGGAACAGGTATTAATTTTTAGCGCGGGAGAGGCGTATGGCAAACCGGGAATTCCGGATAGCGCTTCATCCGGCGCAAAGCGCAATATTCAACAGCAAAGCCAGATTCACAATAACCGCAGCCGGACGGCGTTTCGGAAAGTCGTATCTGGCGGCGGTAAAGTTGGGTTTAGAGGCGCTCAAAGAGGTCAATGACAGAGGGCATAAATTAGATCCGACTAACGGCATCTATTACATTGCCCCTACCTTTGAACAGGCCATGCGTATTATGTGGCGGCGACTTATCGCGCTGCTCAAGATGAAAGATCAAGGCGGGTTTATTTCCGCCATGAATATTAATAACGGGTATCTTGAGCTAATCAACGGTCGCCGTATCTACATTAAGGGCGCGGATAACGAAGACGCGCTTCGCGGTGAAGGCTACGCCTTTGTCGTAATGGACGAGTTTGCCGATATGAAGCCGTCCGTTTGGTACGAGATTATCGAACCGGCGCTGATGGACGTTGAAGGCGGAGCCATGTTTATTGGCACGCCCAAAGGCAAAAACCATTTTTACAAATTGTTTACGGGGGCCATGACCAAGCCAGACGGTCATGCCTATTGGAACGACTGGGAAGCGTTTCATTTTGTTTCGTCAGATAACCCGTTTATTAAAAAGCGGGAATTGGACCGAATCAAATCCAATCCAAACGCTACGCGAGACATTATCAAGCAGGAGCTTGAAGCCAGCTTTGTCAGCGGCGGCGCTAAAATCCTTCGGCCCGAATGGTTTCCTGTTATTCCGCACGAACGCGGGGACGGCGAAAATCTAAAGTTTCGTACGCGCGGTAGCGTGTACATTACGGTAGATTTGGCAGGATTTACCAAAGAAGGCACAAAAATTCTCCGTTCAGATGAAAGCGTTATTGCCGTAACGGACGTAACGGAAGATATCTGGACTATTATGGAAATTGACCACGGGCACTGGGACGTGCGCGAAACTGCGCTGCGCATCCTTACGGCGGTCAAGAAATATCCGGGTTGTCGGCTCGGTATCGAGTCCGGCGCATTAGCAAACGCTGTCGGTCCTTATTTGACCGATTATATGCGGGAATTTGGGCGATATATTACGCCCGAGCCGTTAAAGCACGGCAATCAGCGCAAGGCTGACCGCATACAGTGGGCGCTTCAAGGACGAGCAGAACGGAGGCAAATCCGTCTTATGCAAGGAACGTGGAACGACCATTTCCTAGACCAAGCTGCCGACTTCCCGGACCCTCTTGCTCATGATGACTTGCTGGACGCCGTAGCGTACGTAGACCAGCTTTCGAGCGCAAATTATTCTGATCCGGATGACGTACCTGACTGGGTACCGATGGACATTGATTCCGGATATTGACATAAAGGAATTATTCTTTGGCTAGCGTGGCGTCGCAGAGTATACTTGTTGAAACGCCTACGTCCCTTGCAGCGGAACGTAGCCGACAGCAGCCCGATGCGTCTGCTGCGCTGGTTGGCTGGATTACGGCTAAAATCAACATTTGGGAAGACGTGCGTAATCGCGGCTATCAGAAGCTGTGGGGCGAATATTGGCGAATGTGGCGCGGTATGTGGTCCGAGGCGGACAAGAACCGCCTGTCGGAACGTTCCAAGCTGGTAGCCCCGGCGCTTGCGCAGGCAATCGAGCAGACCGTATCAGAAATTGAAGAAGCTATTTTCTCGCGGGAGGAATGGTTCGATGCTGCCACCGACGCCAAAAACGGCTTGGAGCAACAGCTTAAAGAGCAGCTTAGAGACGACCTTGAGCTTGTCAACGCCCAAGACCAGATCATGGAAGCCGTGCAGAACGGAGCCTTGTTTGGAACAATGGTTGCTCTCGTCAATGTGCGCGCGGGCATGGACAATAAGCCGGAACGCGACAGCGCAACCTACGAACTTAAGTCTAGCAACAAGAAGCGAGTCCTCGTCGAAATCGAGTCCATCCGACCGGACGAGTTTATTCCAGATCCACAGGGGCGAACGATAGGACAGATGCTTGGCTGTGCGCGCCGCGTGCAGCGCACCTTGCACTACGCTCTTGAAAAGATTGAGACGGGGTTTTACCGCAAGGACGCCCTTGTAAAGTTATCCCCTACACGACGACTTAAAAATTCAGACATTGACTGGGAAGACCCGCAGTCGATTAACACGACGTACGAATCCGAGCAGATTGACATTATCGAGTACCACGGCAAGGTTCCGGCCAGCCTGCTTAACGGTCTTGTCATAAATCCAAAAGAGCTTGTTAATGTTCTACAGAACGGCGACGTGTCGGAAGGCGAGACGGGGCCGATGGTTGAGGCCATCGTAACAATTGCCAATACGGGCGTGCTTTTGCGGGCTATGGTAAACCCGTTTGCCATGCGCGACCGCAGCATTGTTGCTGCGCAGTTTGAGAAGGTTCCGGGGCGGTTTTGGGGCCGAGGCATAGCCGAGAAGGGGTATAACCCTCAGAAGGCGCTAGACGCCGAGCTACGCGCTCGTATGGACGCTCTGGGCTATATCAGCGCTCCTATGCTTGGTGTAGACGCCGGGCGTATGCCGCGCGGGTTTAAATTTGAAGTCCGTCCGGGCAAGGTTTGGACGACCAACGGCGCGCCTAACGACGTGCTTCAGCCGGTTAAGGTTGGCGATTACAACAGCCTTACGTTTGAGCAGACGCAGGAAATGGAGCGCATGGTGCAAATGGGTACCGGCTCCTTTGACACGGCCAGCGCGCTTAAAGCGCAAAGTCAGTCAGGAGCTAACGGTGCCGGAAGCAACAGTATGCTTATGGGCGCGTTTGTCAAGAGGGCAAAGCGCTCAATTGCCAATATTAACAGAAACTTCATTTATCCCCTGCTGCAAAAGACGCTGTGGCGATATATGCAGTTTGACCCGATTCGATACCCCTCGGATTTTGGCATCAAACTTAAGACTAGTCTCGGCGTTGTTGCGCGCGAGGTCGAAGCAAGCCAGATGACCCAGCTTATGGGTATGCTACCCGATGAATACCATCAGGTCAAGCTGGTACTTGCCCGTGGCGTAGTTGAGCATACCAGTCTTAGCAACAAGGGTGACATTCTTAAAATTATGGATTCTGTTCTTAATCCGCCGCCCGAAGCGCAGCAGAAGGCGCAGCAGATGGAGCAGATGAAAGACGCGGCGCAGCAGGCGCAGCTTCAGAACATCATTCTTCTTAACAAGAAAATTCAGGCGGAGATTGACAAACTTGAGGCTGAAGCTCACAACGTCGGTCACAATGCTGTGGTTAACACTAAACGTCTACAGCAGGATCAAGAACGTATTGAAATTGATCGGCAGGAGCAGGCGCTATTTGCGCAACAGAACGCCGCTCAGTTTGCACGTATACCGATTGAAAAAGTTAAAGCAGAAGCAGCGATGATTTCTGCTAAAGCAAAAGCGTCAGGTAAATCTGCCGCTAGTTAACCGCCAATAAGAGGAGAGGCTTATGGCACTTAGTATGGAAGAAATTGGCCTGCTGTCTGATACGCAGAAGCAGCGCTACGCCGAACTGGAACGTTTGTTTGAGCAGCCCGCGTGGAACACTGTCAAGCTGTGGGCTACAAACAACGCGCGTGAACAGGAAGTCCGTTTAATTAACGCGGCGACTTGGGATGAAAACCGCATTGCAGCGGGAGCACGCGCAGCGTATTTGCACGTTCTTAACATTGAAGAAGTAACTGAACACGAATTTCGCCTGCTGGGGCAGCAGAATGTTGTTGCAGCAGACGACGATGATGAAGCGGGATACGATGCGGGCAATCAGCGATGACAGTGCGCGGAAAGCGTACTGCTACACGTGTAACATATAAACCCTGCAAAAAATGCGGGTGTGAAGAAAGATATACGTGGAGGGACAAGTTAGCTTGTCCTCAGTGTGCAAGCAACAACGCCAAGAAATACTGGCGCAAGAAAAATAACTTGCCCAGTCCCACCAGACAAGAAACCAGCAATTGTGAATGTTGTGGCCGCAAGGGAATAATTTGCCTTGACCACGATCACAAAACTGGAGAATTTCGCGGCTGGTTGTGCCACGCCTGTAATTTGGGCATTGGCATGTTGGGAGACGACATAGACGGAATTAAGGCCGCACTAGTCTACTTGGAGAAATAATCTTGTCAAAAATGATCCTATTCGATTTCCGCTGTACGAAGTGCGCCTTTATATTTGAGGATTTGGTAAAGCCGGGTGACTACTGGCTCAAATGCCCAAAGTGCAAAGGGAACGCGCAACGTATAATGTCCCCGGTCAGAATTGACAAGACTTCCATGGCGGTTAGTGACAGCGCCAGCCCGGAGTCTATCGCTCATTTTGACCGCGTACATAAACAGCGTCGGGTAATAGAAGAAAGGTCAATGCAGAACCATGGTGATTATGGGAAATCTGCCGGGTCCGATTAATCTACCGACAAACTCATAACCGGAATCCCTTTGGGATGGTGGAGAAAACTTATGGCTAGTCTAACTGACGTTAATTATGACGAGGGCAATGCTGCCCGTGCAATTGAACAGCTTTCGGCTCCTGAGCCAAAAGTTGAACCTAGGCAGGCGGCACCCAAGCAGAACGATTCTCATACGACTCTAGACCCTCGCTTCGTCGGCAAGAGTATAGAGGATATTCAGAATATGTATAAAAATCTGGAACAGCATCAGGGGCGACTTGCCAATGAACTGGGCCAGACTCGTAAGACTCTTGACGAAATTCTGCTCGCCAAACGTCAGGCGGACTTGCAGGCTCACAGTGCCAATACCCCACGGGTACAGGCTACTGATTTGCTTACAAACCCAGAAGAAGCCCTAGACGGCTATGTACTGCACAAGACAGGCACGGTTGTCCAGCCCCTTGTAGAACGGATTAACCAGCTTGAGCAGGCACTTGCGGGAACGCAGTTTGCTGCCAAGCACTCCGACTTCACTACCGTAGCCTCCGATCCTGAATTTAAGGCTTGGAGCACTCGGACTGAATTTCGCCAGACGCTCGCAACTAATGCGGCTAACGGCAACATTCAGTCTGCGGACGCACTACTTACGGAGTGGAAGGATTATAAGGCTAATCTTGCATCTGTCAAGGCGTTGGACGACGCTGAAACTGTCGGCTTTGAAAGTTCGCGCGCAGGTGCCGAACCCACGTCTAAACCGGCTGGAAAGCGTTATCGTTCGGCGGACCTTATCCGCCTTAAGATGGACAATCCAGACGAGTACGACAAGCTGGGCTACGAAATCACCAAAGCGTACATTGAGAAGCGTGTAGATTAACATAACCGTGCGGGGCGCAACATCCCAACTATAAGGTAAAATAATGGCTACCGCACTTGTTCTAAGCAATGATATTTCCACCAGTCTTACTGGTGGCCCCGGTTCTCCTAATGACGTTCATGCCGCTAATTTCGTACCAGCCCTTTGGTCTGACGAAGTTGTTGCTGTCTACAAGTCAAACCTTGTTCTTGCTAACCTGATTCGCAAGCTGAATCATCGCGGCAAGAAGGGCGATACCATCCACATTCCGACTCCGGCCCGTGGTACGGCCGTTAACAAGGTTGCGCAGTCCGTTGTGACGCTTCAGCCGTTTGTTGACCAGTCTGGCGTTGGCGGCGTTACGATTTCGATCAATAAGCACAAGGAATACTCGCGTCTTATTGAGGATATCGTTGACGTGCAGGCGCTTCCGTCGCTTCGCCGGTTCTATACCGACGACGCCGGTTACGCCATTGCCAAGCGCGTTGACCGCGACATCTTTTTCCAGCTTGGCGCTGGTACGTCGGTCGCGGGTGCGCAGGGTACGTGTGTCGAAGACGCGGCGACGGGTAACGTTGCCTCTACTTCGACGTGGAGCGCGTTTGTTGGTGACGGCACGACTCTTTGGAGCCCGACTGCCAATACCAACGCCGGTAACGCTACCGACCTGACGGACGTTGGCATCCGCCGTGGCGTGTTCAATCTGGATAAGATTGACGCCCCGATGGCTGGCCGTGCGCTTGTCCTTCCGCCGGTTGCCAAGGCTAACCTTCTTGGCGTCGCCCGCTTTACGCAGCAGGCGTTCGTTGGTGAGGCTGGCCCGGCTAACTCGATCCGTAACGGCCTTGTTGGTAACGTTTACGCCATGGAAGTGTTTGTGTCGAACAACCTTCCGAACGCGCTGAACGCCAACGCGGGTGTCGGCGGTTCGATTGCGTGGATTCTCCAGCGCGATACGATGGTGCTTGTTGAGCAGATGGGTATTCGTACCCAGCAGCAGTACAAGCAGGAGTTCCTTGCGGACCTCTTTACGGCTGATATGATCTACGGTACGGGTATGCTGCGTGGTGGCTCGGCTATTCCGTACGTGGTGACTGCGACCCTTGACGCCTAATAGGAGCTAATCCTAGTGGCCGGATCCCGTAACGACGTACAATACGAGCAGTGGCAAATCCACTCTCGTTCAAAAACAGCCAGTTATTCTGTGGCCGGGCAAGATTCCCGCGACTGCTTTAATAATCTGGGCGCTACGGGGTCCGTTACTTTTACGTTGCCAAAGGCAAAAGGAAATGGTGTCGAATACTATTTTCTTGTTGCTACTTCGCAATTTCTTATTGTAGCCCCACAGTCTACCGACTTAATACGCGGTAAAGCTGCGGGGCTTTCTTATTCGTCGAGCACGCAAGGCAACGTAATTTACGTATGCACGATTGTTCCGGGTATCTGGGATATTTTTTATAATAATGGATTTGTATAATGGCAGCTACGTTTAGACAGATTGTTAATAACGTGCTTGTAAATATTGGGTCTAGTCAAATTCCCGCTACTAATACAGTTATTACCGATACCTACCAATTACAGGTTTCTAACTTTGTTCAGCATATAATGGACGAAGTTCAGCAGGCTACCCAGTGGACCGCTTTGCTTAATGTTATCAGCATGGCTGTGCCGGGTGGCAATTATACGTTTACGGCCCCGCTTGGGCCGGGAAGCACGTCAGGTACGCTGACTACGGCGTACACTGGCCCGTCCGGCGCGTTTAACGTTGTGTTTAACGACAACGAAACCCGGACGCTTGCATTTACTAATGGATCTACGTCTGTTAGCTGGACCGGCGGGCTTAGCAGCCTCGCCAGCCTTACACCAGTTGTCAGCTTTTATTTTGGCCCCGGCCAGCGAATTATAGACGCCGGCACGGGCGCGTACATGACTAGTGACTCTCGCTTGTACAAAATGTACAAACCAGAATTTGGGCGCGAAGTGGCGCTTGTATTTGACACAAGCAGCTTTCCGCTGCCGTTTGTTCTTGGCGAAATGCCCGTGGCAAACACGCTTTATTACAATAACGTATTGGCTAATACGCCAGTGGCGTACAGTACAAATTATTCCATTTTGGATACTGGCAACGATAATGTTCAGATTTTGTTTTACCCTCCGGCTAACCAGTACAGAAACATACAGGTATGGGCCGTTATTCCGCAAAAGCGCATAGACCCGACAATTGCTGGAAGTGCGGTTTATCCGTGGCTTGGCACTGTCGGCCTTGATTCTCCTGTACTTGTTCCTAATCGTATAATTGAGATGGGCGCAAGTTGGTACGCTCTAGAGGAGCGTGGCGAGGAATTGGGCGCTAACAGTATGTTTACGGAAGAACGTTACAGAACGCAGCTTCAGGATATGGTTTCGCAAGAACTTGGTCGTTCGGGCGAAATGCAGATGATTATTAACTAATGGTACTAGAAGCGCACATTCCGCCAACGCGGCAGATGGCCCCGGTTACAATTGTAACTCCGGGTAGCCGTGGCCTTAATACGTTGTCCGCTGGCGCGCTTATTGACAAAAGTTACGCGGTAACTGCTACGAACGCCGTTGTAGATGCCAACGGGCGGCTTGCAACCCGCAATGGATTTACGCTTGCTGGGCTTACTACAAACGCTACTACGTACACGGTTGGCGAATATAACGCAGGAAACGGCGTATATTATTTTGTTACGGCGGCTTTGCAGGGATCTGTAGGTTCGCAAACGTGGTCGTACAGCCTGTATCCGTACAGCGGCACGTCTCCTACTAATTCCTCACTGACGGCCACTACGAGCGCGCAAAACAATACGGGGCGACCGTATTTTCAAAATTTTAATAATCGGCTCGTAATTTTTAATCGCGGCGGCTATCCGACTGATCTTTATATTAGTGGCGGCGTGCCGCTCATAACTTCGTACGGTGCGTGGCCGGTTACTAGCGGCGTTGGGTGCTGCGCGTTTGGCCGCGTATGGAGCGTTAGTCTTTCTGACGAACAGACTATTACGTACAGCGGCCTGCTTAATATCAACGATGTTAGCAGTTCAGACGCCGGCATTATTGATATGCACACAATTTGGAGCAACGGAACTGACCGCGTAACGGCTATATTTCCGTTTAACGGCGCACTGGTAGTGTGCGGCACAAAGCATATCGTAATGTTTACGGATGGCAGAGGATCTACGATTGGCGTGGATCCTACGCAAATGTACGTATTTGATACGATTCTTGGCACGGGCTGCCTTAGCCAGTGGACAGTAGATTATATTGGTCAGGGAGACGTACTGTTTCTTTCTTCTAACGGCGTGCAGTCTTTGGCGCGTCTTACGCAAAATACGTCCAATCCTACGGAAGCGCTGACTAAATACGTAAATCCGCAGTTGCTGACGCAGCTAGCTGCTAACGTAAACTATTCAACTTCTTACGTAGTGCCTAACCAGATGCCGTACGTGCCGATTAGCGGTTCGTACAATAATCTTACAGGGCAGTATTTGCTGCATTTACCGGCCAATAGTTCGTCATATTGCGTTAATATGCGCAGGCAGTACCCAGACGATACTAATAATTTGTGCGGCGTAGTCACGCTATGGTCTTACAGCACGGCGTTTGGACCGCTGCTGCACAGCATAACCGACCATTATCAAAACGTACTTGGTGTTAACGGCAACGGTACGCCAGTTATTTTAAGCGGGTACGCCGACGCCGGTAACACGTACGGGTTTGTTTATCAGTCTCCGTGGTTTGATTTTTCTCAGTTTGAGGGAACGCAGGCCGGAGAGCGTCTTAAATTGCTTAAGCGTATTCGCGGCATCTTGGCCGCGTCTGGTACTCCCAGCATTGCCCTGCAATGGAATACGGATTTCGGAACAATTCCGTCTTCTACAAGCGTGTCGTTTGCGGCTAGCGCCAATTTGACGCAATTTGGAATTAGTCAGTTTGGCTCTAATTCTTCGCCGCTTTCGCAATTTGGCGGCGGCAGCGCGCTTCAGCAATTTTCGTACGACGCGCGGGCGCGCGGGCAGTATTACCAGATGGGCATTACGGCCACGGTATCTAACTATTTTGCTATTCAACAGCTTCAGCTTGACACTAAACTTGGGCGGATTACTTAATGTCAAATTATTCGCAGATTACTAATTTTACGGCCAAGGATAGTTTGTCGCCGGGCGACCCTAATAAAATTATTTACGGCGCTTTGTTTGACCCAGAATTTGCTGCTATTTCTACGGCAATTGCTACCAAGTACGATACCAATACGGCAAGCATTACGCTTAGCAACACGCTGACGGCAGCTACAGTGGCAGCCGGCACCATTACGTGGTCTGGCGTAATTAACAACCTTACGGCTACGTATCCTACGGCTAGCAGCAGCTTGGGCCTTGTTAATATTAACAATGCGCCGTACGCTGATACAGGCGTTGTTATTCAGGCGTGGGGCACCGTAAATAGCTTCGGGCAGATTGTTCTTGGCAATACTAATACGGGCGCGGCGGCAAGCGCCGATTTTATTGTAGGCAACAGTGCAACGACTGCTACCAATAATTACGGCGATTTTGGTATTAATGGTACGGGGTTTACCGGCACCGGCAATCTTAACAAAGCTGGCGCTGTATATTTGTACAGTGCCGGCGTAGATTTGTCAATTGGAACCAGCACGGCAAACCCAATTCATTTTGTGGTTAATTCCGGCGCTACGGACGCCATGACTATTGGAACCACCGGCGCCACTGTAATTAATTCGCCAACGTCAGCCGCAGTAGCGCTGACTGTCAACTCAATTTCCGGATCGTCTGGCCTTGTTGTTCAAGGTCCAACTACTGGCACAAATACCAATTTTGTTATTCAGGATACCGCCGCGTCGTACCAGCTTTATTTTCAAAACGATATTACAAATACAGCAAATGTTATTGGGTCGTCTGGAAGCGCAAACCGCGCGCTAAACATTAAAATTGGTAACACTACGGCAATTGGTATTAGCGCGGCCGGTGCTGTGACTATGGCTGGCACTCTTGGCATTAACGGCGCAGCAGGAACTACTGCCGTAGCCGGCTGGGGTACGCCTGTCGGCAACGCCGTCATAGCTAATTACAACATTACAGACATTGGCGGCGCCAACAGTAACACCAATAAAGCCGTAGCTTATATTATTCTTGCTCTTAAAAATTTTGGACTATTTGCAAATTAATATGTTACCAATAATTGGTTGGATATATTGGTTAATTTACCAACTTCTCAGTTTGTCGCTGGGGCTTATTGGATTGTTTCTGTTAATACCGTTTGCGGCGTTAAAGCTGTGGAAACACAGGCGCGGCCTTAATCCAATGTTTCCGGACAGGATTATAACGGCGTGGTGGCTCGGAACGTCAATCATGTTTCCGTGGTGCAACGAAGAAGACGGCGTAGCGCCGGGGCCGCACCCAACGCGCTGGAGCGCGTATAAATGGTCGGCGCTGCGTAATTCCGTAAACAATATGCGGATGCTTCCCGGCGCGTCGTTTTACGTAGACGACACGATGACTGTCAAACAGTATACGTGGGGAGCCGTCGTGACGCAAGGCTGGAGACAGTGCGTCTGTGTTGCAGGACGGCACATTGGCTGGATGATGACGCCGGATGCGCAGCCCGGCTGGCGATCATGGCCGACGCTGTAAACGCCGGGCGCGAAGTGCCCGTAAAAATGTTTATAAACGGCGAATGGGAAACGTTTCTTTTTATAAAGAAAGCACCCAAAGACCCAATTGAAATTAAATGCTACGTACGAGATTCTAATGAGTGCAACCCCAATAACGGAATTACCGACAACCGTGAGCCACGTAACAACTGCATCTGACCATACCGCCGCTGTAATTGCCAATATTGTGGGGCTTTTTGCTCTTATATTTTCTTGGACAGCCGCTGCCGATCATTACCTTAGACCCGTCGCTACGGTATTAGCCGTTATTGCGTCAGGGCTGACTATCGTAGTACATACGCGCAACCTTATGCGCAAAACCACGGAATAAATAATTATGGCCGGTCTTGGCGATCTGTTTGGAAGTCTTGGCAGCGATTTACTTGGCGCGTACGGCACGTACGACGCGGCCAAAGCAGGCAACACGGCTAATTCGGCGTATGGGCACGCCATTACGAGTGCGGGCGATACCTATAACATGGGTATCCCCGGCGTCACTGGACCCGGAGGATTGTCCACCTCTCCCTTTTCTCCGGGTTCCGGTGGCGGTTTAAATATCAATCTTGGCGCCGCCGGCAATCAGGCGTATAGCGGATTTACTAATCTAGCTAATAATTCGCTTAACAAAATCAATAGCGGCGGCGTGGGGCTGCCAGCCGGCGTCATGCAGGCGCTACAGCAGCTTCAGTACTCCACTGGGCAAACTCCGCAGGGTACGCAAGGGTTTTTGTCTAACGTCGGCAATCAGGGCGCGGGCGGGCTTATTAATGCCGGAACCAGTACGCTTAACAACCCGCTAATTGGGCAGGCGTTTGGCAACGCCGGTAATTTGCTTAACAGCGCCAACGGCGCGTATTCTTCCGCTTACAATAGCGCGCTTAATAGCCAGTTGGGTGTTTTGCAGAACCAGCAGGATCTTGCGCTAAACTCAAACAACAATCTGGAATTTGCGCAGGGGCGACTCGGCACCAGTGGCGGAGCGTTGCAGACCAAAGCGCTGGCGCAGGGGTTTGGTCTTGCCGACCTTCAGGCGCAGAACAACGCCGTCGGTTTGGCTAACAACGCCATGCAGACCAATTTCCTCGGAGCCAATACGGCCAATAACATTGGCCTTGGTTTGCTTAATTCAGGCGGCAATCTGCTTAGCGCAGGCGGCAGTCTGGGCGCTAACATTGGTAACAGCATTTTTAACCAGAACGCGGCTATTAATCAAATTGGCGTTAATAACGCAAATACCAACTTTACCGGGCAGACTAGCGGTTCTATGTTGCCGGGCCAGCTTTCGTTGCAGCAGTTGCAGTTGGCGCTTGGCGGCATTAGCGGCAACACGGCGCTCAGCAACATTGGCAACAATTCCGCCGCGCTCGGACTTAGCGCGTACAACGATATTGCCAATAATCAGAACGCCGCAACTAAAAACCTATGGCAGTCGGGCTTTGCTATGCAGGGCGGCGGCGGCAGCGGCACGGGACAAGCGGCCGGGCAGATTAGCAACGGCAACAGTGGTGGCGGCCTGTTGAATGACGTTGGCAGCCTTATTGGCAGCATTGGTTCTATTTTCGGGTTTTAATAAAGGATAAGGTAATGGCGGACAGTCTAGCCGATTTTGATATTCAAGACCCGAACGACGTACGGTCCGCTCAGCAGCAGATGTACGCCAAAATGGCGGCTAATGGAGGCGCGGTACGCGCTAACATAGCGCAGGGCGTTAATGGCATGATGGGCAACCCGCAGTTGCGGCAGGCCAAGCAGATACAGGATACGTTTAAAAGCGTATTGACTGACGTTAACAACACGGCTCCGGATGACGAGGATCCGTTAGCGCGGCAGCTTCGCATTGCCGATCAGCTTTCGCGGCGGCTGTCTGTCGTATCGCCTCAGTTGGCTATTAAAGCCAACGACCGCGTTATGCAGCTTAAGCAAGCGGAAAATCAGCAAGAACTGCTGGGGTTACAGAAAACCAAACTTCGTAACGATTTGACGGCGCAGACGGCCGAATTGGCGGGCAAACGCACTGTACTGGCGGAACAACCTAAACAAGACGAAACCGACGGTACGTGGTCAATGCCGGAGCCGTACAGCATCCTTAATCCAAACGACAGTGATTACGCTGAGCAGCTTGCCGCGGAAATGAACAAGGCTAAGCAGGAAGGCAAAATGGTGCTGCCCGTTGATGCAGATAAGTTTTTTGGCGGCAAGACTCAGCTTGCCGTCATGTCTAACGACACAAAAAGCAGAAACGCGGATGTAAACGCACAGGCCAAGATACAGGCGGCACTTATTGCGGCGTCCGCGCGCCGCGACGCGGCTGGCGCTAGCGGCGATAAGCCTACGGCTAAAGAGGTCAACGACCTTAATAACGAGTCGCGCACGACGTATATGCTTGGTTCACAGGTATCACAGCTTGCAAACTTTATTCGCAGCAATCCGGATGCTAAAACCGCTAGTGCAGGCGTTAGCAGTAGTCTTGCTAATCTTGCGACACAGGCGCAGGGCTTCCTTACGCCGTCAGCACAGCAGACGCTTGATTCCGGGGACGTTGCGACTAAGGGTCCGCAGTATAAAGCCATGGTTACGGGGCTGGCGTGGATCATCGCGCGATCCGGCGTAGGTTCCAGCAACCGACTTACTAACGTCGAAATTGACCAAGCGCGGTCTATGCTTGGCGATAACCCGAACGCGGGGTCGCTGTTGCGCGTACTGGACAATATGATGGAGTCCAAAGAAAATACGTGGTCGCGTTATTTGGACCTTAGCCGCAATCTTAAGAGCGACGATGCGTCTGTTAGCGTCCACGGGCTTGCGCTGGACAATATACGGGCAGCGCGGGCTGCCGTAAAGGACGCGCTTACCGCAACCAGCGGCGGCAAGCCGCAGCCGACCCGGCCGGGGCAGGCGACTAGCGGTCGCGTTCGCGTTATAGGGCCGGACGGCAGAACCGGCACTATTCCGGCAGAGCAGCTTAACTCTGCAATAGCGAGTGGTTACAAAAAGGCTGAATAAGTATGCCAGCAGATTCTTTTGATTTTCAGCCTGAACTGGATTTTCAGCCGGAAGGGCACGTTAACAAAGGTACGACGGTTGCGCCAATTAACGACAGTTGGGGAGCGCGCGCCACGTCGCTCGGGCGTGGGCTTGTGGCAGCCGGGGGCGATTTGGCTGGCATGGCTGTTGACACGTTTAATAACGCCAACCGCGTTGTCACGGCAGCCGCCGGATTGCCGTATCTGCTGAGCGGCCATGCGGCCGACGCTCCGACGTGGATTACGGACAATGGGCCGTGGAATCACTCGGATAACGTCGTTATGTCCAGTCGCTGGGCAAAAAACAAAATATCAGATATTACGGGTATTGGTCAAGGCGCGGTAGACCCGCGCGATCCGGCACAGCGGTATATCCACGCCATTGCAGAAGCATCGGCCGGAGCGGCTCTTATGTCCCCTAGCGCCCCGCTGGTTAGCGCCGCGCTTGCTGCCGTCGGCGGTACGGCCGGGCAGGCCGTGGCGGACGTAGGGGGCGGGCCGGACGCACAGCTATTAGCGTCTCTGGCTGCCGGACATGCCGCAGGAGCGCCTGTCACTGCCGTGGCGGGCAGAGCACCCGCCTATAACGGCGAGACAATGCAAGCCCTTACAGAGCGTTTAAGCGGCAAAGCCGGTACGCAGGGCGGAGCGGGCGGCTGGCTATCCCGGTCTATTGAGGGGGTATTGGCTAAGGCCCCCGGCTCCATGGAGCAGATTCACGACGCCGTGCGGGAAGTCCAGACGGGCATCCGGGCGCGCGTCAGCGGTATTCTGGACAATCTGACCGCCGATACGTCGCCTACGGCGGGCGGTGAGGCCGTGACGGTTGGCGCGCCAGTCCTGTCCGAAAACAAGCGGGCGGAGACTAAGGCGGCGTACGATCAGTTTGAAGCTGCGCCAAAGAACAACGCTACGGTTAACCTGAAGAATATCTTTAGTGTGCTTAAAGAGGCGTACACAGGAATTGCGGATATGGCGGCTACGTCGTCCGTAATCCGGACGGGTACGCAGGCGCATCTTGAGGATTTGCACCGAGGGCTGGCTACGGACGCAGCCATTTACGGATTGCGGCAGGCTGGCGTTAACCCAGTCCATCCGGACGACCTTTTGCCCACACCGGCTAAATTGCCGGATAATGTACAAGAAATTAAAGGTAGTCCGCTGGGTGACGGATTTCTTGTGGACAACCGCCGCTGGGTTAAAGCGGAAGACGCTCCAGCCGCGTGGAAGCCGCAAGATCCGCTGTACAAGCCGGACGACGTTGTAACTTTGCATACGCGCGATGCAAAGGGCAATTACGCTACGCTACAGTTTCTTAAAGACGAAGCCAACCCCATTTTGGCCGACGTGCAGGCGCAGCCCGTCCTACCGTTTGACAGTATGTACGAGTTTCATCGGCGGATTGGGCAGCGGCTGGGCAATCGCAATTTGCTGGCTAACGAAAATATAGATCAGGGCGCGCTAACCCGTGTATGGGCAGCCAGCAAAGACGCAACCGAAACAGCATTGGCGCAGACGCCGGGCGCTGCGCGCAATCTGCTGAATCGCGCTAACAGTTTGTATTCTGACGAACTGGCTACGAACGATAAACTGGATTCGCTGGTTAACCGTGGGCAAACGCCGGAATCCGTGTTTACCGGAGCCATTAGCGAAACGCGCACGGGCGCGACCAAGTTTAATCTTGCGCTTAAAGCCGCAACGGCCAGCGGCCCGTTGGGCGGGCGTCAGTTTGTCGCCAGTTTTCTGGATCATCTTGGCAATTTTACGGAAATACCGGAAGAAGCCAATCTGAACAACGGCTGGACAACGGCGAAGTTTACGAGGAATTGGGAAAAACTGGACCCGTCTGTGCGGGCTAGTGTGGGCGAGATTCTTGGCCCTCAGTATATGCAGGATTTGAACGACATATCCGCGTGGCAAAAGGGAATGGCGGCTAACCGCCTTTACAGCAACCCGTCGGGTACGGGGCAGGCTACGGCTCACGCTAAATTGGCGGGCGGTATCCTAAAGGGTACGGCAACGGTTGGCGCTATGGCGCTTGAGGCGCTTAGCACGGGGCACGTTGTGCCCGGCGCAGGTACTGCCGTAGCCGCAACGGCCGGATATCTGGCAGCCCCAATCGTAGCGCAGACAGCGGCTAAGTTAATGACGAATCCGACGTTTGTGCGCTGGATGGCGTCTACTAAAGAATTGCCGCCGTCGGCACTGCCTGCTGCTTCCGCTGCATTGGTGCAGATGGGGCAGCAAAAGAAAAACAAGGAAATGGTACAGTTTGGACAGGCGTTGGCAGAGTCAGCCAACGGAGAGGGTGGACAATAATGATTACGTCAATTATCGGGCTTATTACGGGCGGCGTAAGCCGCCTTCTTCCTGAAGTTCTTAGCTTCATCAATAAGAAGGCGGATATGGCGCATGAGATTGCCCTTGGCGCGCAGCAGATCGAGTTGGCGAAAGTCAACGGGGCGATCCAGCAGAGCGCACAAGTTGAGAAGGACTCGACTGAGAATTTTGGCACTGCGGTCGCGGCGCTCCAAGAAGCCTATAAGTCGATGCAGACTACGGGCGTCAAGTGGGTTGATGCGCTCAACGGTCTTATCAGACCATACTATACTATTATCTTTATTCATGTATGGTTGCTCGTTAAGCTGGCGGCGTACAACCAGCTAATTGGTTCCGGTATTACGTGGGATCACGCGCTGACTACACTGTGGACCGAGGAAGATCAGGCATTGTTTGCGGCTATTGCAAATTTCTGGTTCCTCGGCCGAGTGTTTGACAAGGTATTTAAGCGCTAACCCGAACGTCCGCATATGGCGGGCAATACTTGGGGATTACCGGAAAATGGTGTTTATAAGAATTGTGGAACGCCTCGTCCAAAAAGTTGAGGGACTCAAGACTGCGGCGTACCTCGACCCCGTAGGTATTTGGACGATTGGGTACGGGCACACCGGACCCGAAGTTGTTCGCGGGCTGGTCTGGACGCAGGATCAGTGTAAAGCAGCCATGGCCGGGGATATTGAGCGTGCTGCGAACGCCGTGCGGCGAATTTGCCCACGCCTTTTTGGTGAAAGCGACAATAAGATTGCCGCTATTGTCGATTTCGTATTCAACGTAGGAATAGGTCGGTTCTACGCTTCCACCCTTCGGCGTAACATTAATAGCGGGGATTTCGGCAGCGTCCCCGCCGAACTCCAGAAATGGCGATTTGCCGGTGGGCGTGTGTTGCCCGGACTTGTTATCCGTAGACATTATGAATCTCTCCTGTGGAATGGTTACGACTGTGTTAACTGATAGTCAGCAGAAAGCCGTTTACAAATGGGAAGACGAATGGCCTAGCTGGAACGTCAAAAATCTGGAACGTCATGAATGTTGCCAGCTAATTGAGTGGGCGCACAATTTGTATCGTCTCCCTCAGCCGACTGCAATACGTTTCCGTCGGGCAAAATGCGGAAAGACTTGGTATGACCCCGTAGATCACTCAATTGACCTGTCGCAGAAGGCTCGAAACACGGCCACTGTACTTCATGAAGCGGCACATTCAATTCACACGTTAGTAACAGGACACGACGCCCATGAGGCGCATGGCCCTGAGTGGCTGTCAATTTATTTGTGCCTTCTATTGAAAGCCGGAGTTGCATCACGTCGTGCTTTAACATTGTCCGCCAAAGATGCCGGATTGAGCTATCGACCGATAGCGCTTCATATGCCGTCTCGCATAAAGCGGCATTATGCTGCTTTGTATCGAAAAGCGAAAGCTGAATGGGATCATTAATCACGTTCATCTTCAGATAGCCCCGTAAACAATTTGTGCCACCTAGAAGCCGCCGCCTTGGCGGCTTTTTCTTTGGCGCGAATAATTACCAACTCGTTAGCCGCCGCATCCGCCGCCAAAAGCGCTGCCATCCACTGACTTTTCGCCCATTGTACTGGGTCTTCAACAACGTGTCCAGCATTGACTGCGTTTGATACAGGTCCGCTAGCTCCCTGCTCCACAGACTCGGACTGAATATCCCGTTTGGCGCGCATGGCGCGGTCACGGGCTTCCTGCGTAGCCGCCTGAGCATCCAGCACAATCTGTTCTTTAACCGCGTCAACCCATAGCATACGCGCTTTGCGGAGACCGTCAGGCATAACCCAATCGGATTCGATTTGACGGCCGGACGGTAGTGTAGCATGAAATTTAACCCTGCCGTCATCCGCAGTCTCCGTAGAAGACATATTAAGAATATCGCCGTCGTTAATGTCAGCGGTTTCGACAGACGGTACCGAAAAATCATCATCACCGATACGGGCCATTATAGCTTCTTCCTGTGTGATTCATAAGCACAGCCGCACTTGTTACAGCGTCGGCGGAATACTTCAAAAGTCTTAGTACGACGGCTGTCATGAGACTTTGTATGAGCATTGCCACAACTAGGGCAGCGCAGAGCACTATTACCGGGGACAGGCCGACCAAGATAAGGATGGTTACGCATGAGAGGACGAAGGCCGTAATAGACTTCTTCGAGAACCTTAATATCGTTGACATTGTATTTAAGTAGTTCCGTAATAGCTGCCTTGTCACCATACTGTGCAAGTAACCACTTCGCCCAAGGCAAATGAGTCTTTGAAAATCTCGAACCGATTGCACTTGCCACAGAATCCATAGAGTTCCGTGCGAGCTTCAATTGCGAACGCGCCGTCTTCCACGGGTCGATCACCGTGAATGGAACAGGAGGGGGCATACCGTTGATAATAGCGCGCGTATTGACATACGGAACATCGAACCCGGAACCATAGTATGCCAACACTGCATCCGCCTCCTCTAGAAACGGGATCAGCCCCGAGAGGATAGCCGAGTCGTCTACAAAGGAAGCCGGGGTCGTCCCAAAATTCTCGCTTTCGTCGATCCGCCATGTGTAAAACTCCCGCTCGCCAACCCACTTACCGGCGGCACAAATAATGTGCCCACGGTTGGCGTCAAGACTTGACGTTTCGAGGTCAAACGCAAAAATCTTGCCGTTAGGCTTAGCTCGCAAAATATGATTATTCCGTGATCGTGTCGTCATCGTATACTCCTAGAAGCGCCAGCGCGTCTTTAAACTTTGCCTTTAAATCGTCGTCAATAAGCCGCTCTGTTTCCATAGCGTGCTGCACTTCTTGAAGAAGATCCACAATTTCGTCAACTTCATACGGACGAAGCGTAAGAACGGACGGCATTAGCCGTTGTCGCGCAGCGCCCGCCGCCGCGCCTCCTGATTCGCCCCAAGATCCAAAACTAGTCGTTCCACCCGAGTGTATAACGTATCCAGATTGTAGTCGTTAACGATAACGCCAGAGACAAGATTAGTCGGAATACCGTATTCGGATGCGTGAGTCGCCACTGGAGCCACGTCAGGGCGCTCGATACGAATAATGACACCACCCATGTTAACAATGTGCTGTGCCTCATTGGCGTACCTCACGTCAGATACGACGACGCGCTTTCCCTCCGCCGTAACGGCAGCCGCGTTGCGCGAAAATATGGAAAGCCAAATGGTCTGAGCAACGCAATTTCGGCCCCACTCGGTACCAAGCGTCTGTGCAAGCTGACGCGGGCTTCGACCAATCCAATCAATGACGCGCTCCTTCGCCACCCGATCCTCCCATACAGCGGGGTCAATTCCAAAGCCAGCATTAAGCATAGCCTTGATAGGAGCCGCGAAGCTAAGCTGCTCATACTTGTACTGCCTCGAAAGATAGAGAGCGGCGGAGTCCTTGCCGACGCCAGCCTGTCCGGTAAAGCCAACGATAGGCGGAAGGTGTAGATTGGTTGCCTTAAAACTCTTTTCGATTGATTTCATGTAAGCGTCAGCGTACATTTTTGTTTCTCTCCTTTTGTGTCGTAATGTGCTTGGCTAGCTGGTACACGTAGCGAGGGCACGTTTTCTTAAGTACAAGGATGCGGCCACGGCCGCTCTGCTTTACTTCGTAATCCTTTTCCGCGTGCGGGGTCTGATAACCGCTGAACGCCCGTAAACCTGCCCGAAGTTTTTTGAACTTGTTTGAGTGCGGCTTTTTTCGGGATAGACCCAATCTAGTTTTGCGTCCCCTTTCCATATCATGTACGGTATCTTTAGGTATCGGGCTGTCCATGTGCTGATTCGTCCTTTGTTGACTTTGTAATCGGCTTGGTAAATGATGCGCAGATCAATGTCCGGTCTGGACTTGACGAGACTTCTGAGAAGGCTACGTTCGGAAGCCCTAAGATACCCTTTAGCTTCGATGAAATATCCGCTAACGTTACGTTCCGGTGAATCGGCGCTTTCAGTACGGATATAAAAATCCGCCGTATATGTCCTGTGTTTACTGATTTTAGAAGATCCGCAGTCTCCACAGGTAGCCATCCGTACAGGATCCGTGTAGGAAATGGTATGATTTCCGCGCTCGCACCTTTCCACAGGAATGTTCGCATCATTCAGCACGCTCCATATCTGGTATTCAAACCGGCTATCCCAGACGGTTCCAGTGGGGTCCGTAAAATGCCGGTCGCTTTTACTTTTTATTTTAGCCATCGTTTACGCGCTTCCATACTTGCTAAACATCCAAGCGCCGCACTGGTTCCGACAGTAAGACAAAGAATCCAGCTAACCCCATGCTGAGCATAGCGACTAACAAGAAAAATATCACCAAGGGCCATAAGATAGCTTGTGAAGAAAACAGCAGTACGAGCGTTATGCACAACATTAAGCTGCTGAAAAGCCCGAAGACCAACGTAGCAGAAATTAGCAACAGCAATTCCAAGTATTTCATTAATAGGTGTCATGCTGGCTGTCAATGGATTCATTGGCTAGATCACGCTCAAACAGTTCGGCGTGAGTAAGATGATTAATGGCAAGGAGCACGTCAGACGGAATATGGCTAAGTTCCCACGTCCAATAATCATACATATAACTTGCCCAAAGGCTGTCTAGGTCGTTGGGGAATTCCACAACTGATTCGGATACTCCTGCAATTTTACGAGGCGGGCCATCTCCAATGCGATATCCTTCGCTGGCCTGTTTTTGTACTCGCATTTCGGCAGTTTCTGCGACTTCGCGTACAATGTTACGATCAGATTCCACAATTCCTTCTTTGGCAAATGCCAGTTGGTATCAATGATTTTTGCGGCTTTAGCTACGCCTATCCCAGTGCATCCCGGTATATTGTCTGTAATGTCACCGGAAAGAACCTGTGCCCAGAAAAACTTTTCTGCATCTTCATGGGACACAGTGTACCATACTTTTTTGAGATAGTCAAAGTGTACGCCGGGAATTTGGTCAAGGTCTTTGTCGATAGTAGCGACGACGTGTCTATGACCATCATCTACGCGCGCAGCAATGCTAATAGCGTCGTCGGCTTCAATTCCGTCAGTAAAGACGGCGTTCCATTCCGTCCGGGCGTAGTCCCTGAGTGCCGCGTAGTGGACTGGTCGGTGTAGTTTGTCTCTGTTACCTTTGTATGGACGGACAGTTGCAATACTGTCTCTGTAGTTCGTACCGTCCGTAAGATATACAGTAACTCCGCTGAAGTCGTCATAACGGTTGCTTACCTCGTTAATGATATGCTGAATTTGGAAATTAAACGCTCTAATGGCGTTATCGACAGGCTCCGGAATAACGTGCCGTTCTTTATCAAGAATTACACAATCAGGATGCGCGGCGACCCATTCCTGCATTGCCGCGCCAGCCGTCGTCTCCGGTTCCGGCGCAAAATGTTTTTCAATAATGTTACCATCAGCGTCTTCAAGAACAAGGTGATATTCCGTGCGCTCTGCGGCAAACCCGCAACGGTAAATTGCGGGGTCAAGATCCAGCAGAAGTGTTGTCATGCAAGCTCCGGATCGTCGTCGTCTACCAGTTCCGCGTCGAGGGCGGCAACCGCCGCCCCCTTATTCTTACCCGACAGGGTATCCATAGCGTCCTGTAGCTGCTTCATATAGACAGCGGCATCCGGCATGGACGTACAAATACCCTCTACAACGCCGTACTTTTTGTTTACGATAAAATAGACGGCGCGGCAACCTTCTGGAAACAGATCAGCCTTGATAACGCCGAGCGCGCAAAAGTAATCGCGCGTCTCGCCTACGGCAACCTTAGTCTTCATCCCCGTCATCGTCGGACGTGCCGGGCGCGGGGTAGCGGTCTTCTTCTTCGTCTGCTTCGTTTTCACGGCCATCTGCAACAGTCTCCAGAATACGCATAGTCTGCGTGTCGTTATAGAACTGAACGGTCAGCTTATCCGTCAGGGCAAGAAGCTGGTTGTAACGCGACGTTACGCCAGACTTGTTTGCCGCCTTCGACAATGGTAGAGCGTCCTTTTCGAGCAGTAGCTTGAGAAGCTCAAGGGCGTCTTTACGCGCTGACTGGTAATGAATTGACTGGTCCCGACTACCGGCAAAATTCCCAGCGCGCGGCGCACTTGCCGAAGCATGATCGACCGGCTTAGTTATTGCCTTAAAATTCTCAAGTTTCTTGTACTGCCCATCGTCAACGAGTGTAAACTCGCCATACGCACCTTCGCTAAATGACGGCCGATCAAACCCAAAACTAACCCAGTTTGGATACTCGGCCCCGTTGTCAAGAACAATCTTTCCGCTGTACGCGGTCCACGGTCCGCGACGGCCCTGCCCAGTCTTTGACGCAATCTTAGCCACGCGGCCAACAATAATTTCACTCACTTTACTTGCTCCCTTCCGTCTCTGTAGACGTTGTAACTGACTTCAGTTCCTTCTCCAAGAAACTTTCCAACTTTGATTCCGCATCCAAGCGGAACGTCGAATCGTAGGCCATAAATTCTCTCAAGGTATTCATATACATCAAGCGTAAACGCTCGTTTGGCAACCTGTCGTATATCGTCCACAATTGCTGCGTCAATTTCGCACTGTACGCTGTCATGGACTGTGTTAACGACAAGAAGCTGTCCCGCATCCCTGTATCCCCTTGTACGATCCCAGAAGTATCTAAGGGCGATAGGTATGATTTCAGCCGTTGCAAGTCCCTGAATTGGGTAATTAGAAACTTGAGTTCCGCAGTTGACGTGTCCGTTGTTGTTGATAGACGCATGGGGCCAGTAATACCTCAACCCCCACGGGGTTATTAGTTCTTTGTCCTTTAGTACGCGACTAATCCAAGTCTTTTGCGTCTCCGCTAGCGCATGGTATCGCTCCGCAAACGTCCGATACCACCTTTCCTGCTCCGGTGTTCCAACCTTTCCTCCGTAGAGCGGTTTAAACGTCTCTGACTTTGCAGCTTGGCGGATTTCGATTGCTCTCTTATCTCCTGCTTTGTAGGCTTCAAGAAGTTCATAGTAGTCTCGCCGTGCCATGGCGGATCCGCTAAGGATATGAACGTCGAATGTCGGGTCATCAATATCAGCCTTTGCCTGTGGGTCATTACCAAGAAATGCGGCGACTCGGAACTCTAGCTGACTGCCGTCCGCCTCAAACATGAGCATATCTTCCCGTCTCGCTGTAAAGAGGCGCTTAAAAGCTCTAGGTAAATTCTGCAACTGAACAGATCCGTATTTGTTAGGGATTCCGCTAGAGGACAGCCTATGCGTTGCAGTTCTTGTCTGATTGAATTCCGCGTGGAAAGTACCACCATAATCCTTGCAAATGCCCTGAAAATAATTAAGATTCTTAGATAGCGCGGAACCTACTTTGCCTATTTCATTCTTAAGTTCAATAAATGCCTTTTGTTCCGGCGTAACAGCGCGCAGCTTGTCAAGAGTTTTCTTGTCGGCTTTGCGCACGCCTGTCTTGGTCCGCTTAGGCTCTCCGCGCCTATCCCGTATTTCCTCAAACCCCAACTTATCGTACAGAAGGTCGGCTACCTGCTTAGGGCTGCGCCAGTTAATGCCACCCGCTAGCGCGTCAAACTCGGCCTCTAGTGTCACCAGCCGTTCCGTGTATTCGGCGTGTGCCGCGTTTACCCGGTCGCTATCCAAATGAACTCCGCACCGCTCCGTGTCCGCCAGTACCGGCGTAATGATGCACCGGGTATACAGCACGGGTAGGCGCTTTGTATCCAGCAGTTTCTGCCGCTGCAACAAAAACAGCTTTTCAGTCGTCAGTACGTCAGTTGCGCAACGGCCAGTTACCCATTGCGGAGGCATATCCCGCACGTTAATGCCGTCTTTCATCCACATATCAACAATCGGGTCTTTCTGCGTCAATCCGTATCGAACGCAACAATCAGCCAAACTAGTGCTAACAGGGGCAACGCCAGCCTCAAAATCTCCCGAAACAAGATTTCCGTAGAGGACGTACTCAGCGATTTTAGTATCAAAAACAAGGATATTGCTAAGATCAATACCGCATCTATATAGCCATCCCAACTCATACTTAGCGTTGTGGCACACGATGAAATCTGCCCGTTCAATCGCGTCCAGCAGTTTAGACTGTTCATATTCACTGCCCCACTTGGCTCTTACGCGCCCCGAGTTGGCGGCGGTTTTCCAACAAGCAAGAGCAAGATTGTTGCGAGGATCAACAGGGTTGCCATATGCGCCATCCTCTACATACGTCTCAAAATCAAGAACAAGGTAATCATTACTCAGGAAAGTCTCCCAGCTTGTACTCGACAGCAGCACGCCCGGATCGCTTGGCTTCTCGGGCAAGGGCTGCGTTAAGCTGGGCCTTGATTTTGTTACCCTCTGCACGGCTGAGTCCGTCAAAATTACCACCTTCCAGTAACTGTTCCATTACAAGCACCATCTGCCACGGCATATAGGGATAGTCCGCGTGCTGCCCCCACTGCTTATACGCCTTTAGGCATGACTTGGCAATAACGATTGCCTGATCCAGTGTATACGTCTTATCTGCCATTGTCAATACCCCAGTTTACCAAAATTTACCAGCTACTATTGCTGCTGTCACTGCCGAACGAAGAAGATGAAGAAGAATCAAAGCTGCTACTATCGTTCCCGCCAGAAAAGCTGCTATTGCTATTGCTATCATACGTTGAATTACTCCATGAACCAGACGCACCGGCCCCGGCAGACTCGCCACCGCCGCCCGTAAACGCGGCTACGTCGGCGGCAATGTGCTGCGAAAAGTCTTGAGCGGCAAACTCCGATACAACGTCCGACAGCGGCATAAGCCGGTCTTCTGGCTTGTCGTTATTACTAAAACGTTCCTGCGAAAATCGCTGCACGTACACCGTATTCATCGTAATAATTGCAAGCGTGCCAGTTTCCGTATGCCGCGAAACGCTTTGTACAACAGACGTAGTAACGCGGTGATTATTACGCGCAAGCTCGTCGTCAGACAACGTATGGTGGCTGTAAACGCCGTCAAGGACAGCGCGATAACCAACGTCCGGACCCATAACAACAGTGTCAAAATAAACGGTATTCATCGAATAATGCTCCGTGAAAGATCGACGTTAACAATAAAGCCTTCGCGGCTATGCGGCCCGCTGTCCAGCTTGTTTTTACACAGGCTAATGGCCCGCTGATTCATAGACAACATCTGACTATTAGCTCCAATACCTAGCATAAGATCGACAGTACCGGGAAGCCCCACTCGGCTAGAGTCCACGTCGCCGGTACCCAGCCAAATAGGCGGTTCCTGATTGTGCCGGTCGGAACGGTCTCCAGCCTGCGTGACAGACACGCCGATAAGCCCGTACTCTGACAGCAAATTTCGGAATTTAATGGCATTACCTTCAAGCCTCTGCGTCATCCCGTCTTCGGGTCCAGACAAATTACGAATCTGATCGACAATAAGAACGTCCGGCCTAAAGTCCTCAATATCGCGCCGAATACTGGATATGCTGCCCGGCTGCAAATGCACAAGCCGCATATTGTCTTCTGCGCCGCTTTCCCTGTACGCGGTAATTGCGTCGTCCCGGTCGGCGTCAATCTCCTGCCGCGTGCGCTTTAGTACGCGCCCGATAAACCGCAACTTTATGGAATTAATATCGTCTTCGTTGCCCACGTAAAGGACTCGTTTCCCCCGTCGCAGAAATCCAGCACCCATGTTGATCGTAAAGGCGGACTTACCAACTTCGGTACGTCCAAATACAAGGATATGGTGCCCCGGCAAAACTCCTCCGCCAATTCGCTCGTTAAGCGCTTTAGGGAGGACTGGAATTCGGTGTTCAACGCCAACTCGTTCAAAAATTCGTTCAACAGTTTCCGCGTAGATTCTTTGTTCGGGATCAAGTTCTGTTCGCTCCCATAGTTCATTCAGTGCAGAAAGTAATTTAGTAGCTTTTTCGCGGTCATTCGCCATCGCGGCGCTAGCAAACTCGGCAGTAGCGTTATAACGCTTAAGCTCCAGAACAGTAGACACCACATTAACAGCAGAAGCATCAACAGGCTCAGAAATAACGCTAATGAGAGCGTCCCGGTGTTTCGGATTACTGATTCTATTGTCGCCCAAAGACTGTAAAACGCTAACATCGCAAGTGCGAGCCGTGCTATCTCGGCTATAATACTCACAAACAATCTTCCACCAAAACGCCACAGGAGGCGAAAATTCGCGCTCTTTAACATGATTCTTTACACGCTCCCATGCGTTGCGGTCTTTAATAGCTCCCCACAAAATCGAGCGATCCATCGACATTATTACTTCACCGTTAGATTAGTCACCGTATTAGGATTAGCAGTAATTACCTTGCACACTTCGTTAGAGGCGGCGGATACCAGACCGTTTGCATCGACGGCAAACGCCACGTAGCACCGTGTTCCGGTCTTAAACGTCGTGTCGTTATACGTCACGCCGGGAAACAGAACCTTGGCATTGCCGACAGTGTACGGGCCATTATGCGGCCCCCATGAAATGTACGTAAACGAATCGTTAAGCAACGCCGTACCGTCTTCGCGCTGCGTCGGGTTTACCCACGATAGCTGCGCACCGACCGTTCCGTTCTGCGCAACAGAAATAGGATCGCACGCACTAAGCAGGCCGACGGCAACAAATACTGCGCATAACATAGATTTAATTAAATTTTTCATTTAGTTTCCCCAGCAGATCGCGGCGTCGATAGCTTTGCGCACGCTATTCGCTTTTAGATGCTGAGTAGACACGCTGAACATCTCGCACTGGCACGGAATGCCGCGCTTGCGCGCCAAGCTAATAAATTGAACAGTGCCGTGGTTCATAAGCTCGTTTTCGATCCAGTCCAGTCTCTCGGCGTCTTTTCGCAGCGCGTCCCGCTCACTCCGCGCCTCGACCAGTTCGGCGGTGAGGCGGTCGTAATCTTCAACCGCGACCCATTCGCCATCGGTGTCTAAAACTACGTCGGCGTCGCTTCCGCAAAGCCGGTAGGTGTCTACGTCGCTCACTTCGCCTCCCCGGACAAGGCAGCTTTCGCAAGGCGGTAAATGTCGCCAATCAGCGCCACGGGCTTCTCGTACAGGCCGGTCAGTTCCTTGATTTCTTGCAACGCCTCCCGCAGTCTGTCCCGCTCGGCGCGCAGCTTGTTGTTTGAATCGTTGAGGTCCGCCATCAATTCGCCAAGCGTGACCGATTCGGCGTCTAAAGCGTCCCGCTCCCTCCGCGTTTCCTCAAGCTCGGCCTGCGACGCCAAAAGCAAGTCCGACATATCTTCATTGTTGCGCACTTGCTCACGCAAGTTCGCGGTAATGGCGTCGAAATCGGCGGCTTTCACCATCAACCCCGGCGTGTCATCGGGCATAGGCGGATTCGGCTCGTATATCCTGTCAACCCAGTACCGCTTAACCTCCATCTTTCGGTCACTTGTGCAGTAGTATTCTTTCACTAAAATTTCACTCCCAGCCCCAGTTGTCCGTTATGCCATACTGTATCGTATGTCATGCCGATTGTCAACCCCTGCCAGATACCAAATGCTAACTCATTGTTTTTTAACGAATAAGACACAATACCGTGCGCCACAAATTCGGCGGCGCACCAGCCAATAACGCTGCGCGTAGACGGCTTTTTACCAATCATCCACGGAATTTCCGCTTCGTAAACACCGGCTGTCCGCTGTATACGCGCCGTCTGCAAACAATCCGCGCTATGTACGGCAACGTATGCTGCCTCTGTCAATACAAAAGCCGGCTTCGAGACGGGCGCGCCATGCGCATTACATGAAATTGCTAATGCGGCCGTGAATAAACAAAAGCTCGTTAGGCGACGCATTTTTAATATCCTTTGTAAGAACGAGCACGTTAAACTTCTTAAAAGCACTGCCCCATTTGCGGGCGTGTGCAAACGCCTGTCCGGTCGCGTCGGCGTCAAGCGCCATAACCACGTTTGCAACGTGTTGCTGCTGTAACTCTGCAATCTTTTCTTCGTTTAACCCGGTGCCCATTAACGCGACGGCTGTAAAGCCCGCACATTGCGCTAAGCGCATAGCCGATAGGCTATCCTCGACTAAAACAACCGGCGGGCTTTGCCCGACGCTAAACGCTCGTTCTCCCCTATGCCAAGACATTACCGGCTCATCCGTAATCATATACGTTAGCGCCTTGGGCGCATTAGAGTCCGTATACGCCATTTTCTCACGTAGGGGGCTACCTACGTAGGGCAGACGCGCGATATGCCCTCTGACGCGCCCTGTGGGGCTTAGAATGGGTATTAGGTAACGCTGTTTCTCCGTAATCTTGAAATTAACCGGCTCAATGTGGTACGTGTTAATAAAAAACTCGCGGTCGGCATCGGGCAACGGGTACACCATATCGCTTTGTGGCCGGACTCGGCTCGTCCTGTGATGCACCGCCGGGTTAGGGTGACTGTGGAACCCTACGCGCCCACGGTCGCCGCACGACGCGCGGTGACAAATCCACTGCGCCGTGCCTCCGCTGACGTTAGCGCTCAGCGATTTATCTGTGCTGCCACAAGCAGCGCAACGTAGACCCGTATGTTGCCCATCGGGCAACGATAAAACTAATGCTTGATTGTTACTAAACATTATGATACCCTAAGAATTAAGATATTAATATATATATATATATATA